TACTAACATTGAAGCATAGAACAGACACTGAATCTGGTCTACTATCTCCACAATTCTGGAAAAATTTCTAAATAGTATTATGGGACTAAAACAAATTACATACGATCAAATATTAAAGAAGGGTAATATACAACCTTCAGAAAAGACGGAGCTTACACAGGCACTGGACTTAGGTGGTGGAAATAAAGCAACTTGGTTTGTTGAAGATGGTTATACATGGCCAAGTAGCAGTCAAAATATTATCAAATCATCTAAAAAGGTGATAAAAAGTATTGTAGATGGGTTTGCAGCAGAGAAGACAGCAGAAAGTGCACAAGGAAAAATTAGTGCGACATATAAAATTGGTAGGCAGAAGGTAAAATTCATGGAGACTGGTGGTGCTGCTGCTACCAAGGCAGTTTCTGATTCAAAGATGACTAAGATACAAGAACTTGGATCTGCAAAAGTTTTTGAGTATGCTATAAAACTAAACAGACAAAAGTATAGTAGTTTAGGCAATTTGATGGCAGATAAAAATTTGATGGATGAACTAACAGATATATGGGACAAAGAATCGGGCGGTAAATTAAAAGAAGTTGATGAAGAATGGTTAGAAAGTTTTTATAAACAACAGAAGGTGCTAATAGATAAGATATCTACACCACATTTTACTGAATTTAACCAAAATGGTGGTTTTATGAAGTATGTCACTGATATAGTTGCTGAGTTTGGTATATCCCAAAAAGATAACTGGGATCCTGCAGACATATGGTTGATTGAAGATGAAGAAAAAGCAAGAAAATCTATTGATAGGATACTGAATAGAGGAGCAGGAAGAAAAACTGAAGCAAGATTGACAGAGTTCAATGCCATGATGAGGGTGTTGTTTAATAGTAAGAGAGTATTTGGTATATCTCTTAAAAAAGTAGGGTCTGGTAGTGCACGAATTAAATTTTACAATGATACCAAAAGATCATTTACTGATCAAGCATCTATGGAGTTTAAATACAAGTATGCTCTATGCAAACTAGGTACAAAACGAGATAAAGCAGGAGATGTTACATTATCATCACAAGATATTAGATTTGTTATTGAACAGGGCAATGGAGCAACACATGACTTTCAAATAAAAGGAAATAATTCAACAGATTTCTCAGGATTGAAGTGGGAACCTACTACTAAGGGAGCTAGTGCTGCTAGATTAGGTAAGGCAACTGTTGAACTTGTTGTTAGAGCAATGGAAGACCATGGATTATCTTTTGATAAGGCAAATACTTCTTATCCTAGAAACGCTGAAGATTTTCTTGCAGAGATCGACACATATAAAAGCATGATAAAGGATTTAATTAGACAAGGTGTTGATGTTCAGGTCAAAGATGAACAGGTAGCAGTTGATAATCTATTATTAGTATTCACTACCAAACCACATGTTGCTAATAGTAAGTGCATGCAGATAACTTGGTTACATCAAGTGATGGCAGGGTTACCAAGAACAGAAAGAAACGAGTTTTGTTCTGATATGATTTTTCTTGCAATGAAAGTTGGTAGAGGTAAGAGCGATAGATACGGTCCTTTCGCAAAGATATACTAATGTCTAAAAATACTCACTTAGAACACTTAGAGGATAGTATCTTGCTAGATGGAGAGCAAGGTGCAAAAGATGCTTTTATGTTTTTAGATGAGTTAGCAAAAGTATTCACAGGAGCACAGAAGAATAACTTTAAAATTACTACAAAATGGGACGGTGCACCCGCTGTATTCTGTGGCATATATCCTGGCACTAAGAAGTTCTTTGTGGGTACAAAATCAGTTTTTAATGTCAATGCAAAAATCAATTTTACAGAAGAAGACGTGGATTATAATCATGGTAGTTCACCAGGTCTTGCTGTCAAACTCAAGGACTGTTTGAAATATCTACCAGAACTAGGTATAACTGGTGTAGCACAGGGTGATTTACTATTTACTGACGACAAACAAGAGAAAGTAATTAATGGAACTCAGTGTATTATATTTCAACCCAATACTATAACCTACTGTATACCACAGGAAGATGAGTTGTATACTAAAGCATCAAAAGCAAAGGTTGGTGTGGTATTTCACACATCATACTCTGGTAATGACATAGGTAGTATGAATGCTTCCTTTGGATATGATGTATCTAAGTTAAATGATAGTAAAAATGTCTTAGTTTTGAGTGCGGAAACAGGTCAGTTAGGTAAAGATGTTTTGTTGACACCAGTTGAGAAAAACAATTTAGACAAATTAAAAAATACTAGTAAATTATCTCTAGGTAATGCTTCTAAATTCTTAGATACAGTAGCAGAACAGATAGCATCCAAGGATCAACTAGTCATAGGAACTAGACTAAAGATATTCTTTAACAAATACGTGCGTGAGGGTAAAAAACTACCCAGTGATAAGGTATTTGTTAAAGAATTTCAAGAATATTTTGAGACAGAAGTTAGAAAGGCAGCAGATAAATTAAAGACCTCCAAAGGAAAGGCACAAAAATTAAATAAATTATATGATGGTCTAGACTTGATCAAAGAACAAGAAAAAGCACTCAAAAGCACAGTTACTTTATACTCCGCACTACAGTCTGCTAAGGAGATGTTCATACGTAAGTTAGAAACTGGTGAAAGGTTCGGTACATATCTCAAAACTGAAAATGGATATGATATTACTGCACCAGAGGGGTATGTTGCTATACAAGATGGCAATAATGCAGTTAAATTAGTGGATCGTTTATCATTCAGTGTGGCAAACTTTAACGTGGAGAAGAACTGGGTCAATGGAGATACACCACAATGAAAAAAGTTTACGTTACATTTGGTAGATTGAATCCTCCTACTATAGGTCATGAAAAACTGCTTAAAGCAGTGCAATCAAAGGCAGGATCTGATGATTGGTGGATTGTAGTGTCTCAGAGCGTTAAACCAAAGACTGATCCTCTACCATATAAGACAAAGGTAGAACTCATACAGAAAATGTTTCCTTGGGCAGCAGATAATATAGATGACACAGCATGTTGCAAGACACCTATAGATGTTATGAAACATCTCATGATGAAAGGATATAGTGATGTAGTTTTGGTGGTAGGTTCTGATAGAATGGGTTCTATGAAGTTTGTTCAGAACTATAATAGAAGTGATGAATACTCATTTAATACATTAGAAATAGAATCAGCAGGAGAAAGAGATCCAGACGCGGATGGTGCAGCTGGAATGTCCGCAAGTAAGATGAGAGAAGCAGCAAGGAATGAAAATACTACAGATTTTATTGCGGGAATACCAGATACATTGACAATACAAGAGAAGTTAGAACTGATGATAGAAGTTAGAAAGGGAATGGGTTTATAAATAACTTTGATATGTACATCTATATTAATGAAAAGTCTTTCAGACTTCACTAAAAAATCCAAAGTTGCGGAAGCAAATATCACCAAAGATAAGTTCTATAAGAACGAAGTCTACAAAACAGGTGAGTGGGTTTTGACTGAGCAAGGACAAGTCGGTAAGATACACCGCAGAGGTCCTAACTATGTGCTATGTCTTACTGCAGAGAACACAAAGTTCCGCAGTTGGATCACAGACATCAAAGAAGTATTCGAGATTGGAACTGATGCGTATCGAGAGTATGTTATGTCTATAACACCTGGTCAGAAGGTTGCAAAACCTAAGAATACTGTCAAGGTGCCAGAGACTATCCCAAGCAAACACCCCACAAATAAGATGGATAAACACGAGTCAAAAAGTTTAGCAGAATTAGCTGCTGAAACATTAAACACTAAAGTTTCAGATCACTTAAATTCAGATAGAGCATTTAGTTATAATCGTTTCGATGAGACATGGAGATACGATTACTCTGCTAAGATGGCAAACACAGACGTAAAAGGTCTTGGTGCTGATGGCGTAGGTGGTGGTGATGCACCTGGTATGAAACTTGCAGAACCAAAAGGTGAAGAAGGTAAACCAGAAATAAAGAAAGTAAAGCATTCATGTGCTACTAAGGTAGAGCATGCAGAGTGGGGCAAAGGTAATACACTAAAAGAACAGCATACACTTGATGAAGATGGCACCATCACACATTACGATGTTATGTTTGAGCATGGACTAGAGCAAGACGTTCCAGTTCCTACACTAAACATACTTGTAAGTGAGATGCATGAGCACGTAATTAATACAGACAAGCAGGAAGTAGAAGAGGGTTTAGATCCAGTGAACCCAATGGCAGTAAAGAAGAAGTTTAAAGATAGAAAAGATAAAGATATAGACAACGATGGTGACACAGATAGCAGTGACAAGTATCTTCACAAGAAGAGAAAGGCAATCTCTAAAGCAATGAAGAAAGAAGGTTATGGAATGCCTACTAAAAAGAAGAAGCAAGATAAAAGAAACGAAACTGTAGGTGAGCATCATGAGAAAGATGCTGATGGTAAAGTTATTGAGCATGAAGTGGAAGATACTACACCCGCTTCAGTAGAAGAAGAGAAGAAAGGTCTCTATGCTAACATCCACGCCAAGAGAAAGAGAGGAGAATCTCCTGCAAAACCTGGCGACGAAGACTATCCTGCTAAGAACGCTTTCAAAAAGGCAGCAAAGACTGCTAAGAAAGAAGAGGTAGAAGTCGATGAGAGTATGAAGCAAGCACGTAAGAACGTTGGTGCATCTACTTGTTGGGATGGATACAA